GTTACACATGTAGACCCAAGCGCATTTTATGGATTGAGTGTTCTTCAAGGCTTACTCGAGGTATTCTTGGATTCGAATCCAAAATTCCTTGAGGTTAATAGCCTTGGCTCAATCCTGAGTTTCGTCGGAAATTTAGTGGGCCGTGACCTGCTTGATAGCCTTGGCTATCTCAAGTATGTCACGTCATTATGGCTCGCTAAATTCCTTCGGAACGAGCTACCTGAGCGCAAGAATCCTGAATGGAATTCCTGGCTCTTTGATGGTAGCGTGCGTCGTTATCTAAGAAGTCGACTTATTTCTTATTCCAACCGGAACTGTCACTTCTTCTATTCTCTTTTTCAGTGCAAACGTGCCTGTCTCACCGTACCGGAAAGCTTTGTTAGAGATGCCTTTCGAAAACATTCGAAGGTCCTCTCCACGCCAGATAATGGCTTGGATTCAGAGCTCCGTGATGAGATAGAGGTTCGTACTGACGAGATTCTTGAGAATTTTGGAGATTATCGGTTCAAGCTTTATGAACCGTCCCATAGTGCCTGCTTTGAGCAGTCTCGAGGTAAGGGTGGTCAATATGAAGGACTTTTTCAGTCTATCAATGGCTATTCCTCTTCCTCTCTAGGGGCTTGCGACGATCTTGTCGCGATGGTTGAAGTCAATGCACACGTCGAAGAACGACGTGGTTGGCTTATGCCATCCTTCTCCGATATGCTATTCTCTGCTCGTTGTAAAGAGATAGGCTTTTCGTGTCCCGAGTTAGGGATTGACATTAAGCCATCAGGAATGATGGAATGTCAGGTTGAAGCAGTTTGCGAACCTCTTAAGGTGCGAACTGTCACGAAAGGCAGATGCGAAGCGTATAATATTGTTCATTGCTTCCAGAAGTGGATGCATTCCAATCTTCGTCGTATGAAAATTTTCCGACTGATTGGTGAACCTGTTTCGGATGAGATTATCCGAGAGACCTTCGAGAAAGAGTCAGGTCTCTATGTCAGTGGGGATTATTCCGCTGCGACCGATCATTTGAAGATCGAAGTGACTAAGGCCATCTTCGAACGAATCATTATTCGTTTCTTCGATGATTCCGGTGTTTCGCGCGAAACCCTTGACTATGCGAATATTCTTCGCAAGGTTCTTTATGAACATATTATAAGCTATCCTAAGAAAGCTGGGATTGATCCTGTTATACAGAAGACTGGACAGCTCATGGGTTCTCCCTTGAGCTTTCCTATCCTCTGTTTGGCAAACTTGATTTGCTACTGGATTTCTGTCCGCCCTGAAGCTTCCTTTAAGGATCTCAATCTTCTCGTGAACGGCGATGATATCGCGTTCACATGTAACAAGATTCAGTATGAATCGTGGGTCAAAATGCTCCCTCGATTTGGTTTTGAAATGAGTATTGGTAAGAATTATGTACACAAGAGATATCTGATGATCAATTCAGAGCTCTTTGACATGTGTTCTTATCGATCCCTACCCTACTTCCCAGC